GAAATAGACCTCGGTTCGTTTGTCAATCTAGGGGTAAAGTCTAGCACTCTCCTCAGAATCCACAACGTCCAAGTCGCAATTAGGGACGGAACCCTAGAATCCCCAATTCAGTCTGCTACGGCAAACGCGATTTCTTACCAACTCTGCACACAAAGTCAGACCGCAATTGTGGGACTGGACGACAAGTCGGTTGTAGCTAGTGGAATCATGACGATGTACAACACTCAGATTGCTGAGGATGGTTCCGCATCTGCTGACTACGCAACAGGATTCGCCAGCGATGCCTTCGACCTCAACCCATCGAACTTCAAAAACGGCTATTTAGTCGGAGTTGACTCATTGTTCCTCGGCACGGATTTCTCAGTGACTATGTCCACTGGCGACGTTGACGTTTACGTCGTGCTAGAGTGCACCCTAGAAACTTCGACGCAGGCAAGCGCAACCGCTCTAGCCCTATCCCAGCAGTAGGTGGGATTTCGTGGCACAAGTAACCATGACAGTTGAGGAGTATCTTCAATTGATTGAGCAGACTGCCAAGAACGTCAAGAGAGTGGGCAAGGCAGCAAGGACAATTTCCAGAGAAACCAAACCCGTGCGCAGGAAGGCAGGGAAAGCCGCAAAGGGAATGGCAAAAGCTCTCAAGCAGGCAAACGCAAAGGCTAGAAAGAAGAACGGCTCATTCAAGAAAGGATATGACCAAGCACGTGTAATGCGCATGGCACACCAAATCAGGAGACGAGGACTATGAAGAAGATAGGCGAATACACATGCCGGGGGCAAATGCCAACTGAGAATGAGTTCAATAGAATCATACTGTTTGATGGGAGATTTGACACAGCATACAGATTAGTGGAGTTTAAGATAATGCCTAGGGATGTCAAGACTGCGGCAAACGATGTAACGGCCAAGTTATGCACAGACAACACCGGCTCCTCTGATGGCGGGATATGGGATTGGAGCGACAACCGGGAAATAGCATGGTGTTCAACCGAGGTGAGAGTCTCATTCGGACCCAGTTTTACAAACTCAACAGTAGACCCAGACAATCTAATTGTCGAAGATTGCTACATTACATACGGGCACGTCTCCACTGATTCTCCGGTGAACTACTTCCTTCGCTTTGAGAAGTATGACATATCAGATTCTCAAGGTGCACTTGCTATGGTTAGGGCAAGGTCGCAAGCATGAGCGATGACCTCGGGCCCCGGGAGGCGGAAGCCGTCAACAAGCTCTTGGATTTGGCAAAGTATTGTGTGTTGGCTATGCTCTGTGCTGCTGGTCTTGTGGGTGGCAACGCCCTAATCTAATCCGTAGCTGGAGAATTGTATACAATCTTCTAATCTGAAAATTGTATACATCCTCACCAGGCTCCATCTTGTATACAATATTCCTGCAGAAGAATTGTATACAGGCCTAATCTATACCCCTAGAAGCTGTCTCCACCAACTTCTTCGGGCTCTAGGGTTCTGATTCTGCTGCTTTTTCATAGCTGATGCGAATCTTTCCTGTAGCTGTTCGTTATTGTGGACCAATTCAGCTACATTACCAGTGATGAACCATCGAATGGCATCATTCACCACCTTCGAACGACTGATTGTCTTCTCCCAGTTGTCATATGCGGCACAATATTGCTCGAGCAATCGCACAGTCTCCAAGTCTAGGCTGTATGCCTTGTTCACTTTGCTCATTCAACTCTCTCCTCGTTCTGAAACACGATGCTACTGTGATACACTGCACCCTTCTCTTGAGTGAATGTGGCCTTGTCAAGGAAAACACGAGTTCTATGCCAGCCATTTTGAATCGTTACACCCGGAATCTTGACCCACTTGGTCTTACCATCGGTCGTTTCCCGTATGTATACGGCCTTATCCAGATACTTGTTAGCCATCTAGTATGTCCTCCTATCCAAAAGGGTGTAAAGGTCGTGCATAACGTCCCTCATTTGTCTCAATTCACTTGCAATCATCACTAATACAGCTTCATCCGCCATAATTTAGCTCACATTCAGATTTATTTATAATATTAATGTGCAATATCACTAATATTAACCCAAGTAGCGAAGGAACAAGACGCGCCAGCGTCGTTTCCCGCTACTAATTCGTATCTGCGAGGTAGCCTATCGGCTGAGATAACTATCTCTCTACTTGGGGTGAGGGATATGAAGATTGGCCCTCGTCCGGGGGGGCAGGCCCCCCCACGTGGGCAAGAATGTATAATAGCCCAGTATTACCCCGCGAATACTATGGCAAAGAGTGACTCATTCTTCATCAGAGCAAAAGTAACATCGAACGGCACGACATACGCACAGAACGAAATAGACCTCGGTTCGTTTGTCAATCTAGGGGTAAAGTCTAGCACTCTCCTCAGAATCCACAACGTCCAAGTCGCAATTAGGGACGGAACCCTAGAATCCCCAATTCAGTCTGCTACGGCA